TTAACATATCTTGTACTTGGAAACCATCTTTCGTTGTACTATAATGGTCAGTATAGGTTGATTTAATGTAATCTGAAATTTCTTTAATAATTTTATCTTCGTTATATTTCACTAGTGTACCTCTTTATTGTTATAATGTAAAACTTTTGATTTAGTTAAATCAGGATTAAAATCTTTTCTCAAAGATTGTCTATCCCAACATTGACCATAGTCGGTCCACATTCTTTTCTTATCTTTCTCACTATCGCAAGTATCACCAAATATATCATAGTAAGAAGTATAATATTCTTTTTCTGTTTTGATTTCTATGTTAGAAACATTTGTAAAATTAGTAGCACTATCTTTGTAATTCCAATCACAATGTTTTAACATCTTCATTTTCATTTTTTCGTTATTGAATTTTGAAAGATACTTATTAGGTACATTTCTGTAAATAGTTTCATAAGCAGCAAAAGTTTCACTTTCACATTCAGGATCAATGTACTCTCTTAAATAGACCACATTGAAAGTACCACCATTAACTTTATCATTCATAGGTTTACCTTCAAAGTAAATATCGTCAAATTTCTTTTGGTCTAATTTATAGTTCATTAAGCACACTCCATATCAACAACTTCATCAACATTATGTTCGTCAATACCTGTTAAGTTAAGGTTATCAACTTTTAGAATATCTGCAATAGCAGTTTCTTTTGTGATTAAGTTTTGTTTTACTTTGTTGATAATTGTATCAACTGCTTTTTCAGCAACATCTGTATAGTATTGTTTAACTTTAGACATAGTGTTTTACCTCTTTGTTAGTGTTAGTATTGTTTTTCATATACTCTTATATTATAGGAGATTGACCCTAAAGTCAAGCACTAAAAACCCTTATTTTATGCGACTTTTTTGATGTATTTAGGAGAACAAAAGGAGAACACCCTTTATTTCCAATGGTTTTTCACCCATTCTATCGTTTTAGGATCGTATGATTCGTGTGGATGTGGATTAGCAAGTTGGTTAGGATCAGGTTTACCGTGAAATACTGCGACTTTGGCACCTGGATAGTATTGAAAGGTCCATTTACTGCGACTAAATCTAGCGTCTGATCTATCATACCATTTTGCTGAAAATGTCCACTCGTCTGGATATGTATCGTATAGGTCTGGTGTCTGTTTTATTAATTCTGATATGACATTTTGGTCACCTTGCATTTTCTTGTATCTTTGTTTTTCTTTTAAATAAGGTTCCCATATTTTAGGTGTCATAACATCATTATTAAATCTCATAATACTAGAATTATAACCTTTTGTAGATATATTAAAATCTCTAATTAACATAACTTGTTTTTCTTTTTTATATGTAAAAAAACAATCTATGTTTTCTGTAATTACTACATCTAAATCAAAGTATAGATTATTGCCTGTTAGATTTGCTTCTTTACTAAACAAAGTTAGTTTATTCCACCAACCAGTATAATCGTGGAATGGTAATTTTCTTACCTCTATATTATCACCTTTTACTAGTTTTTGCATTTTAGTGTGATCTGTATAGATAATAAAATTATGAGGTATGGTTAAATGTCTTTGTGTCATATTATATAACACTTGCACATACTCCCATTTATATTTCTGTCCCCAATATAAACAAACAATATTATTCTTCATTTTGATATTTTAATGTTTCGTATGCTGTACCATTTGCCATTTCTTCTAAAGTAAATTGATTTTCTGCAACAAACTTTAACCAATCTTCAATAGTTTTACCACCTGGTTTTAATGGTTTCTCTATCTTACTAATATCTCTACTAGTTACAGGACCCATTACACTATTTGCTTCTGCGAATACTGGTACATAATTAAATATAGCATCAAAAGCGGATAAACTATAATTAGTTACTAATGCGTGGCAACCTTTTAAATCATCTTTTATATCTGTATTCCACCATTGATTGCCAGGTCTAGGTTTATTTCTAAATCTAATCTCTCTATCTGTATGTTTTCTAATCTCTCGTTTTGCTACTTCTACCCATTCGTCTTGTGTTATACCGTTCATTTGAAAAGTAACCGTAGGTGATGATGGACATAATAATATATGTTTACCTCTATCATCAGCACGCCAACCTTTAAAATCTGCGTTTATACCTAATCGTCTTAATTTTTCTAATCTAGCAGGAGTATTTACTTTACCTCTATTTGTATGAAAACTACCTTTACATATTCTAAAATAAGTTCTTTTTTCATCTAGTATTTTAGGTTCAGGATATCTTGTAATCTGACTTGATATATAACCTGTATCTACAAAGTAATATTCTTCATTCTTTTCCATACATTCTCTTATACCAGCAATATTATTACCTGCTAGACCCCAAAAAAAGTGTATAGGACGACCTTCATCTGGCCAACCTTTTTCTATCGCTGGCCATATCTTATGTGATAAACATTTATTCCATTTAAGTTTGTGTGTTATAATCATATTGGTGCATAAAGTAATTCTGATTTAACAGATAATACTTGTTTATAATTAATTCGTTTAAATAGTTCTTCTATAGCATTCATTGTAATATTTTGTTTTACCATAACTTTTTTCTTTGCTTCTATGTGTATAAAAGGTTTACATTTTTCAATTAAGTTTTTTGCACCTTCCACAACTTCTATTTCATATCCTTCAGCGTCTATCTTAATGTAATCTATATTATCTAAATTAAAACTATCTAATGTTTTAATCTCTACATCTAAATTACCTTTATCGCTAGCGTGTGTATTACCTGTTTCTTTAGGAGAATATAATACACTTATCTTTTTTTCTTCTTTACCTAAACCATAAGGATATAATGTATAGTTAGAATTAGTTATGTTCTTTACATAGCATTCTCTCACTTGTGGTATAGGATCAAATGCGTATGTGTATTCAAATAATTCTGTAAAGTCTTTTGACCAAAAACCTACGTGTGATCCTACATCAACACAATTTTTTAAAGTATGTTTGTTCATAACAATATGATTTAATATTGTGTTTCTATGAACGGTTTGATAACCACCATCTTTTATATAATGTTCAAAGTGTGTATCTGTATCTGGTAAATACCAACCTTTTACTAATTTCATACCTTTAACCACCTATCATTATTTAATGTCCATTGTACTACTTCGTTTATTCTATCTTCAATAGATACTTTAGGTTCCCAACCTAACTCTTTCATTAAACCACCATCTAACGCATAACGTAAATCGTGTCCTGGTCTACTAGTATGAAAGTCAACCATTTTATATTTAAGTTCTTTATTCTGTGCCCTTGCTATCTTTTGTGCAAGTTCTAAATTATCCCATTCAACAGGTCCTACTAAATTAAATTTAGGACATTTAGCACCACCAAAATCTTTGTCTAATTTATCTATCTTATTTTGATTTTGTATTAAGAATAGACAACCATCTGCAACATCTTTAGCGTGTATATAATGCCTACTGCCTGGCACTTTCTTATCTCTATCACTATGAATAGTTACCATATTACCTTCTCTAACATTTTTTATTGTCATTGGTATAAACTTTTCAGGATGTTGTCTTTCACCAAACACATTCATTGTGTGAGTAATATATATTGGCATATCGTATGTGTTTTGAAATGCTACTGCAAGTTCTTCACCACCTGCCTTTGTAGCACTATATGGATTTGTAGAATTATATCTATCTCTTTCTTTATAGTTCACACCTTTAGGAGCAGGACCAAATACTTCGTCTGTTGAGAAGTAGATAAACCTTTCTAAATTTTCTTGTTTTCTAGCAAAGTTTAATATGTTGCAAGTTGCAACCACATTATCTAAAACAAAACACATAGGGTCTTCAATTGATCTATCTACGTGTGATGAGGCAGCCATATGTACTATGTAATCAAACTTACCTAAATCTGCTGTTAACATTTCGTTTACCTCTGCTCGTAAATCGTGGTAAACTATTCGTACTCTCTTTTGTGTTTCTTTATCAAACTCGTTCATCATATCTGCAATTCTATTTAAATTGCCAGAGTAATCTAATCTGTCTAATGAAACTATTTCCCAATCAGTATTTTGTAATAGATGTCTGATTGTGTGATGTGCTATAAAACCAGCACCGCCTGTTAATAATATTCTTTTCATTTAAAATCCTAACTTACCCACTTTGTTTTCTAAATCAATCCATTGTTTGCCTATAACTTCAGGCGAGTGATGTTTTTTTATATATTCTTGTCCTCTTAATATTCTATGTATTATTTCGTCTTTTGGTTTATTTATCAACGCCCTAAATGCCTGTATATTAGCACCATAATCAAACGATCTAGCCCAACCTATAAAATCTGCAAAGTATCTAAAAGGTAACCAACTATTTACACCCTCATTTGTAATTACAGGTTTACCTGAATATATTGCGTCCATTATTCTATTAGGACTTTTAGACATAAGATTATTTAAATCTGGCATACTATTACACACAATAGGTAAATATACTATATCACACATTCTCATTAATTCATATTGTTTTTCAAAATTATATTCATATATAACCAATCTTCCTTGTTCTATTTCTTTCTGATACATTATTTTATATTTTTTTGATCTGTCCATCATACAATGAAATTTAAAATTGATTTCTGTATCAAATAATTGTGATATAAAATTCTTCCAATATATTTTTTGAAAGTGTTTATGATTACCATAATTAAATATGTTTATACATTCTTTACTTTTTAATGCAACTCTAGGTTCTTCTCTTGTTGCTTCAACTGGATCAGGAATTATAATAGAGTTTCTACCTATGTGTTTTGATATTAAATCTTTCATCTTTTGACTAGTTGTAACTATGCCATCAACACCTTGACATATAACATTATGTGGTGTTATTACTCTTTGGATCCATTCTGGCGACACATATTTTCTCCATTTATTATCGCATATATCATATACACATTTTATCTGATTTGATTTTAAATAAAATAAATCTGTTGGTGTTGACTTCTTTGCTAATACAACTATGTCACCTTTATTTGCTTGTTTAACATCATTTATAATACCATCTTCAGGTCTCATACTTTGTAAAGGTATTGTCGCCCTAAATCTATATGACGCTCTT